TAATGATGGCGCTTGTTGCTCTTGAGCAGGAGAATACTGTCTAAGTATTTGCTCCTGCTGCTCAAGCATCTTTTCCAAACGTTCTGCTTGCCTTCTTGCTTCGTGCTTATCACGGGTTAATTCATCAATCCGTTTCTTATACCAAGGGTCTTGTTTTTCGGAGGTAGGTTCTTCAGTTGCTTCTACCTCCTCCTGATTACCCTCTGATTCAACTTCTTGTGATTCAACTTCTTGAATCTCTACGGGTGTACTTTCGATTATTTCTTCGCTCATTTCGTTTCTCCGGGTTTTGCTTCACTTGTTAATGCTGCAATATCAGGTTCCCTTCGCATAGCGCCTGGTCTAATAGGCTGACCAGCAGGTGCTTGACCTTGTGGTGCGCCTTGAGGCATACCTTGAGGCTGTGGAGGTGGCTGAGTTGCTTGCATTTCTAATTGTTCAAATTCTTGATTATTTTCTACTAGCTCTTGAGTTCCCATACCCATCATTAAGGTTAAATTTTCTCTGACAGCAGCTTGTAATTGCGTGTCTGTCATCATAATTTTACCTTCCACGTCCATGCGTTTAGTCTGGGCTTCAAACCATTCACGTTCCTGCTTTTGAAGTTCAATCATGCGTTGGTCACGAAGTTGAGTAATTTCTTGACTCATATGCTCCATTTGACCTGCTAATTCATCCATCATTTGCCGAGCTTGAAGGACTTGAGGATCGACTTTATCGCCACTCTTAGCCACCGCTTGTATTTGCGGAGGTAACATGGCTTGAAGTCGTTTGCTGATTTCTTCAGCTCCTGGCCAATCCATATTTTTCAACATCAAATCACCAATGATATTAAATAGTGATGGGTTAGCTTGAGTTAAAGTCAGCATCATTGTGGCTGCTTCATCGCGTTTAGTTGCATATGAAGGGCCTGCATCGCAAACAACGTCATAACGTCCAATAGTCGGATTGAAAATTGAATCAATCGCAGTATTTTCAGTGTTAGCGGACGGAGTTTGAATGTTAGGGTTAAGTTGTACAGTTCTTGGCGTTCCATCTTCACCTAAAATTCGTGCAACTCTTGGTCTATCGTAGACTTTTGGAATCATATCCAACACAACTCGGCCTATTTGACGAACTGAGCGTGATAAATTGTCTTGATAGTGAAAAGTGTTAATATCAGCCTGTTTTTGCCTCAATAACAAGGCTCTACCAGACGTTTCATTAGACTGTGCGCCTAACGTAGGCTGGTAAATCCCCATGCTTTGCATGATGTCATTCTCAGCTAATTGAATAGCTTGCATGATCGCTGGGCTTGATTGTGGAGGCATTGCCCGTTGAGGTGAGCCAACAGGTGTTCCAGCTATTGATACAGGGTCATATTCGAGGTAGGCGACCGATTCTTTGTTTACCCTTCCCCAATTAGGGTCAGTTTCAAATTGCCCTGCTACGCCTATAAACGGAGCTTTAGGCGACAATGCAACATTTTCAGCATTAGCAGATAGATAATAGTTATACAACCGTTGAGCATCTTTAGCATTGCGAATCAAACCTGATAAATAACGTCTACCTTGTAGCCATAGTTCATGACCGATGACTGGAACAATAGGAATATACTTCGTAGGAAGCTCACCACGCTCTAAAATAGTATCGCCAGTAGCTTTGCACCACATACAACGTTTTTTATCAGCTATACGCACCTGTGATGGGTCTTGGGGGTCAGTTATCTCAACTTCTTCATGCTCTATATAATAATATTCAGCAATACGAACGCTGTCTTTAGTGTACCAACCTTGAGCATCGCCATTACCTGCATCATAGAAATGCGTTTCATCAACGCCAGGATATAAACGTTCAAATTCATCTTTGGAAATTTCTTCAGCTAAAATACACCATTCAGCATCAGAGCCATCTGGTGATTTGCTGTGCGGATCCATGTAGACTTTAAATGGGTCAGGTATCCGGTCAATGTAAATTTCTTGATCGAAGCTGGAATCATCAGCCCAATCATTACGAATACGCACATAACCGATACCCATGTCTACTTGCGATTCCACCGCAGTATCATAAGCCATACCAGCATTACTATTATCTTGAATGTGACGAATCAACCCCTGCAATACTTCCGCTGTTTCCTGATCGGCTTCATCATTGACCGGACGAATACGAATACTGGGAGTATTCTGACGGATTTCGTTGACCACTCGATCACGGTATTGAAGCAATCGGTTAATCACCAACATTGGGCGTTCTTTACCTGGGCGATTTCGATCATATTTAGCCGACTCAGGCCATTGATCCCCTAAACGTGCAAAACGAACATCATCCAACATTTCCTGTCTATTGACAGAAGTAAACTCTACCGCAGAACTGAAACGTTCGCGTATCTCACTTAATGTATCTTCATCCATTTTTTCTTCGTCTGTTTCGGTATCCATACCCACACCAAATGATTCCATTATTGAATCTGTATCTAAATTTGCCATGATTTTTCCTGAACTATTAAAATGTTAAGCGCCCATCCAAGAAGAAGTGCTTCCCCCAGATGAATTATAAGATCGATTTTTTTCTTCCCTATGCTCTCGCTGTTCCCTATGGGCTACCGGAAACGCAAAAGTAACCGCTAATGCGTCCGCTGCATCAGGTGAGGCTAAACCCCTAGACCGCATTTCTTTCTTACCTTCAAGAAAGATAGTCCCTGAAGAATTAGGCTTCTTCATAGGCCCTATTAAATCAGATTTCAATTGCCTATCCTCCTTAATACTGGCAGTTTTTAACCAATCCCTCATTGCGCCCCACATCTCTGCGCGTTTGTTGCCCCACATAATAGCATTAGTCGCCTTCCATCCAAAATTCACGCCTCTTACCTTATACCGTTGTTCAACTAAACGATCAAGAATACCATAGCCTAAACCACCTTCATCAATCACCGTCAAGGCAGGGCGATACTGTTCAATCGCATCAATCACCCGTCCAACAATTGTCATGGTATCTTCACCGGAATAACGCTTAATGGCTAATAAATCACGTCCCTGCCTGACAATAATCACCGTTGAGTCAGCCCCACCTCGTGCAGGATCGACACCAATAACAATAGGTGCAGTTGTATCCTTATATAATGGGCGTTGAAACGCATCTTCAATGAGGTCGGGCGATATGAACTGATCTTCACCTGCGGTGGGAAATTCTCCATACACCTCAACCCTTGCTTGGGAAGAATCTTCACCATATTCAGCAATAATCTGTTCATAAACCTGTTTATCCGTATCTTCAACCGTTCTCGCGTCCACCATACGGCTTTTCCAGAACGCTCGTTTGCCGTGAAAGCACTCGAAGAAATATCCTTCATTTCGTCTAGGGTTGCTGAAAGCAAACCAATACCGATCAAGAATGTTCTCGGTAAAGAAACCAGCTCCTACCGACCATATCTCATTAGGAATACCTGACGCTTCATCAAAGATTAACATCATTCCGTCATGGTTGTGAACCCCTGCGTAACTGTCAGGGTTCTCAGCGCTCCATAACTTACCTTCAGCGCCCCAATATCGAGTACCTTTCTTCAGCTGCATTTCCACCAAGTTAGTCAACCATGTAGCTGGGGTTATCTTAGTAGCAGACAGTTCAAACCAATGCGTGTTGATTGACATGGCATACCATCGTGACAGTTCACCCCATGTGACGGACTTCAATTGACTCTCCGAGTTAGCCGACACGATCACCGTTGAGCCTACTCGTGTTGTCAACATCCACAATATTAGCCATGACACCAACGCAGACTTACCAATACCACGCCCTGAGGAGACAGCAGAACGTAGAGTTGACATATCTACTTGGCCTTTATTCTCCTTAATATGGTTGGCAATATCCCTCAACACTTCCCGTTGCCATTTTCTTGGCCCGTGAAAGTGTTCTAATGGTGTGTTCTTCTTCCCCCAAGGAAACACGAACAGCACAAACGCTTCAGGATCATCCGCTATCTTGGGTGACCATAACTCCACCATCAACGTCTGTTCTTCGTCTGGACGATAAATTGGTTGTTGAGCCATTGTGAGTTTGTTCCTCTATTTGAGTTTGAATAGGCGATGACGTTCCCTCGATGACTCGACTACGCGCTTCATCTAAGGCAGATTGTATATTAATAGTTTCAATTGACATGGATATTTCCTGCTTGGCAGTCCATCCATGAACGTGTTGCAGGATTGACAGCGCTGCTTTTGAATCACCGTTTCTGGCAGCTTCTCTTAACTGCGTTGCAGCTTCCATTTCTCCATCAGCTGCACCTTTCAACGCTGCCATTTCTGCAACAGGATCGAGTTGGCATAACTGTCGATATTCGGAAGGTAACATTCCTGCGGCTAAGGCAAGCTTGTCACCTTTCAACCCTAAAGCAGCAGCGTCATATATTTGTTGTAAGCGCCATTCGGTGGCTTGCACTTCTCTTGGCGTAAATGGGATTGATATCATCATTCCTCCTATTGTTTTACTTATGGTAGCAAAATTTTTTACATCTGCGTTAGATTTTTTTTTTAAAAAAATTTTTAGGGGGTTAGCTTTTCAATTCTAAAAAAAAATTTAGTTTGGGGGGTCACTTCTCATTTAAAAAAAAATTTCTCGTGGGGGGTGTACATGGGCAACGGACGGTTCAAAATCCCCCTATCACCCCCCCATCGACCAGGCACGTTACGTTATAACATATCATTTTAAGCTAACCTATTGATTCATATATGGTTTAAGGTTTACGGTTTAACTTTGGCATCAATTCGAAGGCTATACAAGGAACCGCATTGGCATGGTAAGTTATTGATTAATAACATTTAGTTACTTTTCTTTTTAAAATATACCCCCAAAAATACCCCCATTTATTTTTGTGTACAATGTGGGCATTGTGTACATCTGTTTTTATCTGGTATGTGGTATTATTAATTTTTATCTTTTAACTATAAGAGGGGTATTAATGAAAACATTATTAGATTTACGTTACGCAAGCATTGAGCATTTAACGCATGATTTAAAAGAGCTGGCCTTACAACCTAAGCAAATACAAGCCCTTTTATCATGCTTAAGGCATTACAAAGGCGCCAGGTTAAGACTTAAACAAGCCACAAGCACAAAAAATTCAGCCGTTCATATTGAAGTTTTCACTGGTGATTTAATTTTAACGTCTAAAGTTACTGCAAAAGGCCATTTCAAACCGTTATTTTGTTCTGATTGGGCTTAATTGCATTTTGTGTACACTTTTCAAAACCGCCTCCAAGCCACGAATTACATGGCTTGAAGGCATTTTGTGTATAAGTTTCGCAAGTTTTTTTTTTAGCAGCCGGTAACATTTTTTCCCAGAATAATTACCACAATTATTATAGGTATATTATTATCTAATTACTTTATTAATATATATATACACATTATGCACATAGCTCTCAAAGCCTCGCTAATAATGGGAATGTTGTGTACAAAATTGCTTGAAATTCTTATACACACCGATGCACACAATATCCACAATTAACTGTAAAAGATTACTTGACAATAAAATTAAATAGTTTTATTGTTTCGCCATGTTTTCAGATTCCCTGGGAACAAAAACACTAAAAAAAGAGGAAGAGGTGACAATATGAAAAAGTACACTATTAAGAATGAAAGAATAACTTTAATTGAAACCGTGATGCCATCAATCAACTTTAAAATTTATGCTTTAGCTGGAACTGCAGTTGTATTATTTATTGGCGGTATACGCCTAATCTGTGAACTGCTTGTAATGATTCAAGCAGCTTAAAAATAAACTATAACAAAAGGTGACCTAAAATGAATTATTTTAATATAGAAATAAAAATTAACGATTTACTAACCGCAAACGGTGCTTTCTTTGCATTTACAGAACAACAATATAATGATGAGGCTTTGCCAGGTGTTGAGTATAAAAGACTGTATGCTGGAATGTTATGCCCATCTGATAACGTTAAAACTGTAATGAATGGCCTTGATAGCTTAAGCAATGAGAAGACACATTGGGAACTTGCTAACAATTCAATAAAAACTATTATATGGGACTCATTAGCTAATTATGAGTGTCAAATAACGGGTAATTATAGCGATGCTATAGATGCGTTAAAAGTTTACGGAATATCTGAAGCGGATATAAAAACAGAATGGCCTGCATATTATCAAAACTGCAGTGACAACGACTATTTCTAACATTATGAACTCAGTATATAAAGCACAATGTAAAACTTCTAAGATTGCCCGTGAGTTGGCGGGTAATTTTAGCAACGTATCATCAATTAACGATAGTTTAAAACCGCCTTATTGCTTAAGAGTAATAAAAGAATATAGAACTGTAGAAATGCAACAATTCCGCGATAGTGTCGCTCAATATATAAAAAAAGGTGAATTAAAATGAAAATTCAAGATTTAAGACTAGCATTAACCGCAGTTCCTAAAAAAACTGATATTCGTTATTATCTTAACGGTGTAAAAGTTACAAAAGACACAGTAAGCGCGTCAAACGGGCATATTTTATGCCATATAAGCGCGGGCGATAGTTTTAACGTTATCCCAGACCAATTAGATAATAACGGCCATCAAATACCTGATAACTATTTAATAATACCAGTTGAAACGGTAAAAGATTTTATTAAAAAAGTCGGTACAAAATCCGATGATCAAACATGTTGCGTAAAACTTACTGATTGCGATGGCCTAACTTTTCACGTTTTATCCGGCGCTGGAGTTCAATGCTTATTTACACCTATCGATGGCAAGTATCCATCTTTTGACAAGATATTGACTCCAGTTAAGGCCAATAAACATGATGAGAATTTGAATAAAATATTACATCAATTTGATTGGTCATACGTCGCACTGGCTAATGATGCAATATGTAAGTATTACGGCAATTCAACGCCAAAACGTTTATATAGTTGTAATGAGTGCGGTTATTTTATGCCGTCATTAGATAATGACATTATCTATGTAATTATGCCATGTAGGAACTAAGACAATGTATAAAGTCTATTTTATCTATAATCAAACAATTCATTACATGCTATTTGACTACTTAGACACTGCAACACGTTTTGCACTTGAGCATGATTCAATAGTTGAATTCACACATTAACCAATCAAGGCCGCCTAACAAGCGGCCTTTTACTATTCCAGGATAAATATAAAATGACAATTAAACCAGGTCGCCCGGCCATACCAAAAGAAGATAAAAACATCTTACAAACATTTAGTTTAAAACAATGGCAAGTGTTGCGGTTAAAAGAAACAAAAAACAAAAGTAAATTGATACAACTACTTTTAACCAAACATTTTACTAATACACTCTAGACTAATTTAACTTAATAATTCAACAAGGGCGCCTAATAAGCGCCCTTTTTTTATGCCTTGCGCTCTGCTATTCCAGCCTATAACCTACTATCTAACAAGCCGCTTAACATTAAATAACACGTTTTAAGGCCTTAACTATCAAAAGCAATAGCTACCTAGCCATAAAAATAAACGTGCCTAGAATCGATTAAAAACCACCTAAAAAATAACCCTATTTCCTACTAGGTTATGTGGTATAAATACCCTATTTCCTACTAGGTTATGGGGTATTTGCTAAAAATTCACCCACCAGCCAAAAAAGTTTTGCCCAACTATTTCTGAGCAAAACCCGATTTAATCCGATTTGATTTGAAATTTAGAAATTTTGGATTTTCAATTCACAAGTGACAATTTTCTGTTTAGTTCCGGCTCAACTTTTTTCCTAAGTTCTGTCTTACTCAGCGCATTAATGGCTTCGTCATCAGGAGCCACGTAAATATGTTTCACGCTGGGGAATTCACGCGACTTAAGGCGACCCATATCTTTCCAGCCAGCCTCTTTAAGAGCATGAAGAAGTGCAGCTTGAGGAACCTTGATGTTACCTGGCGCAGTATTAACCAACCTATCACAAAGTGCATGGAATGGCGACGCTATCACTCCCGATGCAAACTCACCGACACGGTTACGCATCAGCTCAACAAGATAAGACTCAGCGCTCGACATGCCTTGCTCAACTAGGTTTATTTTGAACTCAGTCATCATTGGCGCAGCTGCTGGATTGAACGTGCTAACGTCACGAGCATACAACCATGACGCTATGGCTTCATAACCACCGCCTGTCTTGAACCACTCCCACATCGATTGCGCTTCTGCGTAATCCATACGAGGTGCATGTGACCAAACGCAGAACCATCGTCTGTCTTGTGTTTCTAATTGAATTGGCACAGGATCGTTTGAATAAGCCAACACAAACAAACGGTTCATCATGTCGTAAGGGTGTAACCCTTTACGGTTGATAGACAGCGTTTCTGGAGGCGCAGCAATGATAGGTTTTAATTTGTTAGCTAACGCTCGTCTTTCTCGTGCATCGGTTTCTTTTAACTCGTTAAGGACTAAGATTTCACACTCTAATGCGTAACCAAACTGACTGTTCATCGAATCGTTATCAATGTACCCTCGGTTCTTAAAGTGAGGGCCACAGACTGCCCAGATGAAAGGCGCATACATCGTATCCTTACCAGCTCCTTGGTCACCACCGTGCAGAATAGCGTGATTGATCTTGATCTTAGGGTTCTGGACTTTGTAAGCCATGACGTTGAAGATATGCTCCAACTCAGCTTCATTAGGAACTAAGTTCTTGCAATGGTCAAGCCAGCGAGTGACATTACCAGCCTTACCCGTCACATCAGGACGTGCATCACGCCAACGATTGCCGTACATGTCACCATCAAGAGCGGTCAACATGGTTTCCCCAGCAGCGTAAGTAATCCCCACCAAAGCATGTGCGCCCATCGCCTGTCTGTTCTCGTCATAGCAAACCGAGGCTTCAATCTTACGCCCAGTATGAATGGACTTGCACTCAAGATGACGGAACAAAGCGTTGAAAGTAGATCGACTGACTTCACGTCTAGCAACCAAATCAAAATAAGATTCATCGGCTTGAATGTAAGCGAATCTGCTAAACCAATCTTTCTTTTCCAATCGTCCTAACTCCTTACGTTCGACTTCAGCAATAGCACTAGCCGCATCTTGGCTAAACATATCAGTAGGCTCAAGTTTAGCTAACGTATCAACCATAACAGAGGCTAACAATTCCTCACGAATCCCATGCGAATGTTTCGGGCCACCTTCTGCCTGCACCCATTCAAGATACGTTTTACTGTCAAGATGTTGGCAAGACTCATGGAAGCACATGTAAGAACGGTTTAAAGGATGGTAACGTGCCATTGGATTGCCATCCGAGTGAGCGCCAGCGTTAATGCAAGTCACACCTACCCAACCTTCACCATTAGCGCCTTCAATAACATCTCCACGCTCAACAAGCCATGTTAAAACATCATCTTTGCCATCATCAATTAAATCAATACGCTTTACGGTTGCGGTGTCTGCTTCAGCAGGTGTAACACCCAACGCTTCACATATCTGTGGTAAGGTAAACTCTAATTCAGGATTGAATTTGACCAATACGGACTTAAAATCATCTCGACCAGGCTTAAGATTGACAGAATCAGGAAGCCTGAAATTACGAACGGGATTAATAGCCCCACCATCTGTATAACCTGCATCAGCAATTGCTTTAATAGCTGCACTGAAATCCCCTTTTGTTGGTTGATCGTCAAGGCTGAAAGTATACCCGTATTGGTAGTTACCTGGTGAAGTTTCCATAATCCATGTTGGAATCAGATCAGGCATTTTTGATTTAGTGCCGACATCATCCAACACAAGGAACGCAACCAATTCACAATTGCTTGCAGAAGCACTGGGTTTGCCATCTTTAAAACGTTTAATAATGAAAGATGCCGTGTTACAGTACCAAGCACCTTTATAATCATATTTAGTGGGAAGGTAAGCGGGCCAAGTACATTTTTGTGCGCCATCAGCGTGAAAAAGATCGGCTTTAGGAACTTGCTTAACAAATAGACAGGTTTCCCCCTCAGGCGCGATATTTATGATATACTCTATGAAGTTCATATTATTTTCCGTATCGATACATTGTTGTTATTTCAATGTCTAATGGTATCCCCTCAGCCCAAACTGGGGGAGTACACATGACAGACATCATTCTTTTTGTAACTTCTTCAGCGTCATCTGCTTTACACTCCACAACAATTTCATCATGAATGTGTGCGATCACGTTATCTAATTGGCGTAGCGAGTATCTTAGTAGATCATTAGCAGTTGCTTGTGCGCAGTTTTCTTGGGCGATACCTTGCCACAGTCTAGCTCTAGGCCATTCCTCAGCATCGGACGCAGGTTTGAACGCTGCTTTAAGGTAAGTAACAGCGCCATCTTCTAACCGAGCAAATGGGTAACATAACACTCGCTCAGAAGGTAGAATATACCACAGGTGATTACCATCAAACAAATACGTTACTCGACCTGCCGAGAACTCATGCCCTTTGTGACGCATAGCACTCATGTAAGCACGTTCTAATTCTTGGCCGTACGGAATACACCAAGGATTCGCAATGCGCCAACCATTAATCATGCGCTTGATTTGGTGTTCGGGCATCTCAAGTCCGTAAATTCTAGCCATCGATGCAAACGCACCAGCTCCACCCGAATACCCTAAAGCCAACTCCTGAACTTTACCGATAAAACGCTGGTCTTTAGTGACTTCTTTAACGTTAAATGTAGACTTAGCATTTTCCACATACACATCACCACCGGATCGGAAGATGTCCAGCTTTGCTTCAGATGCCACATGATTAGATAACCACGGATTACACCTCGCTTCAATACCTGCCCAATCAGCCACGACTAAAACATTACCTTTAGCAGGGATAATAGCAGGTCTAATCATGCCTTTTAAAACGTTTGTGACGCGCGTACCAAACGGACTAAGGTCATCACCTGCCATCATAGCTGATCGCACCGCTTCAGGGTCTTTAGCGCAGATTCTAGCCATGTTCTGTAGCTGTACACCGTACGAACTGGCTCTACCCGTAGCAGAACCGCCATTAAAGACAAACGCGCCACGAACGCGCCCATCTTCAATATCTGCCAGCTCCGCCATGCGTTTAAACTTCGCCACCGATGATGCGCTGATGTCGTCAATACACTGAACAACGTCCAGCACGTCATTAGGTAGGTCAAGTTGAAGCAAAGCAGTACGAACATTTTTATTAAGTGATAGTTTGTCCTCAACCATCATGACATCAACATCTCTAAGCCGTTCTGCTACCCATTCTTTTAATTTAGGTGAACGTGCAGAAGCGATGCCAGTAATATCTTTGACTAAAGCTTGAATATCCTCAAGCTCAGTCGTAGCATAGCCAATAGCAGCATGACACAACAGCACATCGACTAATAATCCTTTATCATTGATGCGTTCATTGACATGGTAGTCCAGCAATTCATCATCGGATAATTGACGTAGTGCTAAACTGACTTCACGCATTGCTCGAACGTCTTGCTCGCAATAATGGATCAGTTCAGGCAATAGCGCAGTATTGTAAGGAGGTACGCAACACTGCCGGATTAACTGCTTACCTCGATGATCTTTCTTCATCTTGGCCGACATTGCCCGTCCAATATCTTCAAGGCTTCCAGGCAAGCAATTAGCTCTCGCTTGCGTAGCGGTGCAGTAGAACTGTTCCAACTCAAAGTTGATGCCTAACACATACCAAAAGATTAGACGCTCAAATGCCGCGTTATGCGCGCGTATCTGACCTTTAAAGTTTCTGACACGTTCAGGAAATGGTTGATCCGGTGTCCAAGTTCGGACATCTTCATCATCAAAAGCATAAGACATGCACAACACTTCAGTGCTTCTGTCTTGACAATAATTGTAAACCCCGTGCTTCTTCAAGTCACAGGCGCTCTTTGTTTCAAAATCTATAAATAGCATAGCTAAAAAAAGCCCCTTACGGGGCTTCTCCTTACTTAGACTGAACGTCTACGTCTGCCTGATTCTTCAGGCACACCATCTTCATCCTTAGTTTCGCCATCCAAGCCTACCCATTCAACAACTTCAAACACCGGAGTGTAAATCTTACCGTACGCTTTGTGCTGGTAAAATTCTTTCTTCAAATTGATAACTGGAACGGGTTTATCTTGATCGGCATCTACTTGCGAAGCAATTTCTACCGCAAGAGTCTGTACTGAACGTTTACCGCCAACTGAAGTGGTTGAGTAACGAACTTCCAAGCCTTTATCTTCACCGGATAAGCATTTTAAGCTCATACCGACTTGAGTTTCCCATCCACGCTTACCACCAGCAGGAGCAGCATCAAGTTCAGGCAATGGCGATGTAATACTTACCATCTTTTCACCTAAAACTTCACCTTCACCCCAGCAGATAAAACCGTGAACAAAAGAGAACGGATTAACCGCCCATGTAGAGTCTGATTCAACTTCAGATTCTCCTGCACCAAACACCCAATGACCTGTGCGATCCATTTTAAGGATAGCAGAACCATTGTTTCCACCAACTTCAGTTTCCAAAGAACGAAGTGCAGTAGATAGTGAAGTAACAGAAGGAAGATTAGAACCAGAAAACGCTACTAAGTTTGACATAATATTGTACCTTATTGAATTTTAGTGAGGGCTACTTTTAATTGTTGCCCGATTAACAGCACAGCAGGACGAGGATCGTCTACATGAGCCATTGTGTTACCCGATGAAATAGAAACGGTTGATCCTTCTGGCAGGGGTTGTTTAAGCTTCTTGAGCTTCTTTTCAGCCTGAGCAGGAGAGATAAACGATGCTTCCATCACATCAGATTCTGTTAAGCCAGCATCAAGTAAAGCTTGTTTAGCTTCTACTTCATCTGACCATTTACGAGTTGACCGTTTGGCAACCAGTTTGTAATTCGGTAAATCACGACCAGATTCTAGCATAGTGAACGCCAATGCACGCAAATCTTTTATCCATTCTTCTAAAATCTCAGCGTTCTGAAGGTACGCATCTATAGTGGGCGCATCAATAGCGTCAATCTTTACTTTCAATGCGCGATCAACTGCACCCGTCATTAACGGACAAGTAGGCTTTGCAGCGCACCATTTACAATGAGAACCTTCCCTAAGTGGTGCGTCAAGTCTTTGTGATGCTTTAACAGCACTTAGTAATTGCTGTTCAAACGCTTTAATGCGTTCTACAGTTGTCACCCAGCGTTTAATCATCGGAGGTTGGATAATGATTAGCTCGACTTCTTTTACGTCTTTAAATGCCCATTTAGCATGTTCAGTCCGCATAGCAGCAGCAGCGTAGAACATCAACTGTTCATTTTCTTTTGCTTCTACGATAACGCCATTGCCAAACTTCCAATCCAAGACAATAGCACGATCATGTATACGACCAAGCAGATCGCAGCTGCCAAATACGTCAGGAATGAAATCACCGAAATTAACTTCAACTTCGACTTCATATTCGAGAGCCAGATCAGGATCAATTTCATTCAGTAACTCCAAAGCAACGGTGTACTTTTCATCAAGTAAGTCTTGAGTCAGTATAACAT